CAGTTAGATACTTATAAGTCGAAGCCATAATTACCTCACGCCAAAAAGCGCAGTTTGTAGAGGGTTCTCAGATAAATTTCGATGATGTTGTCGATCAATTGCTGCAAAGACATATCCGTCTTGCCCACAACCTCGTACCGACAAGCCTCAATTTCCTTCAGTTGCTCTTCCAAGAATTCCACGATATTAGTCGTTTTCTTGGCCGTCATCAACGTAATTGGCCCAATCAGACCGTGCCGACCCTGGTAGGTTTCGGCAAAATCATCTGCCGCTTCAATAATCAACTCGTAGAACTTCTGCAACGCCTTGTGCTTACTGTAACTTCTGGTGTTCAGATGTACGCTATGGGCTACATCACGCCCCAAGAATAACATCCCCATAAAATCGGCGGCTTTCATAGTTGCATACCTTCGGGTGTCATATCCATCGCCGCAGGTTCTTCACGCATTTCGGGCATCAGCATACTCTGTGATTCCATCGCCGCAGCGACTACGCCCATCGCAATATCTTGGATCTGCTCTTCGGTCATACCCGACTGGACGGCGCTAATACGTTGCGTCTCGGCTTGGTACGCCTTAATCTGCGCCTCAAAGTCCTTGCGCTCCATGTCCTGCGCTTCCATCGACTTGCCGACATTCTGCAACATCTGGTGCAACTGATCCAGTTCTGCCGCCATTGCTTGCATCTGCTGGTTGGCAGCTTGCAGAGCCGGATTGTCCTCGGCATCACCCATGAGCTTGGGGTCAATTGTCTTGGCAAACCGCTTTGCCATTTCCTGCGCCCCAGGCCAGTCCATGTTCTTAACAAACAAGTCGCCCGCGACTGCCCACAGTTGTGGGTTACCCTGCAACAGTTGCGCCATTGCCTCAAGTGCCTCTTGGCGCTTGGTGGCGTAGCCCGGACCAGTTGCAACCACTACGTCGTACTTACCAACAGCCGGATTGTAGATCTTGTCAATCACAATCCCGTCTTGATTCTGGATTTTACGCACCGGCTCGGCTTGCATCGGGTCAATCTTGACCATCTTCGTCTCGCCATCAATCCCGATAATACGGGCGATGCGCTGCGTGTCGTAAATCTTGGGGATTAGGTCAACCAACTGCCTACCAACGTACCGTACAGCCCGTGCTAGGTTGTCTTGGTAGTGGTAAGTACCTACATCGCCCTCACGCTGGCGAGCCAAGATAGCCCTACCAGAGCGCTCGTTAGATGTCATGCCCAACGAGGCGTTGTACTGCCCAGTTGAAGACTTAATGTCTTCCGATGCACCAACTTTAGCTTGCAACAGGCCAGATGACGCCATTGGCGGCTGCGCCCGTTGGGGCAGCGGCAATATTGCGCCTTGACCGTCCGTTACGTCTGGGTTGACCTCCAAATAAGGCCAATTATTCGTGTTAGCAGTCTTCCATTGGGTCTCGTACCCCTCAAACTGCCCGCCATAACCAATAAACGGGGCCTTTGGAGCCAGCGCCAGCATCTCTGCCTCTTGGCTAGTCCAGTAGTTGTACATCCGTTGGGCATCTTTTGCGTTACGCACCAGCCCACTGATGTAAATGCGGCCCTCAACCTCGTATTCGTTGCCAATTACCCGCACAACAGGGATACAACTACCGGCCCATTCCTGCTTTTCAAGGATTTCGTAGCCGTTTATCTTTGTCCAGCAAATCTTCTTGCGATCCGCTTGGCGTGACTTCTTTGGTTTACCGTAAACCGCCCGCAACTCTTTGTCTTCGGGCGTTCCTTGGAACGCAGTCACGTTGCCGGGGTACAAATTCAACGTCTGCTTGTCGTATTCGCAGTAAAAATACTCAGCAATACGGATCGTATCCGTATTTAACCACTGACTTAGGTTCTGATCCCCTACACCTAGCGTCTCAAGCGTAGAGAGTGGTGATGCGTTAGGGAAAAGCCGTGCGTATTCGGCTTTAGACAAGTCCTCCGTTACAAAACACCACTCAGCATCGCTGCCGCACGGGTCCTGAATCAGCGGGTCCATGTAGACGCTGAAACTATTGCGGACGCGGGCGATCTTAATGTCTTGGTCAAACGTATTGTCGTCGCAATACTCTGTCAGAACCCGAATATAACCCTCGCCGTAGGCAACTTGGTTCTCGCAAGCCGTGTCGTAGGCCACATCGGCGTCCGAGATGTACTCAATATGCCGGATCATGCCGTTAAAAATCTCGGCAACCTCAACGTCAGCGTTGTCATCTACAGGGATGACCTTAACACTAGGCCGATTCTGGCGCTGATCGTTGGTAATCTGGTGAACGTGCTGCGGCAGCTTATTTATAGTCAAGCATGGCCGCGCATTGATCGTCTGACCCTGCACCGCACCACGGGTCGCCAGCACATCTGCGGGCCATTGCCACTGGTTATCGGGCGAGCCAGCGTAGAAACGCAGGTCGTCTAGCTCGTCTTCGCGTGATTCCGAGTATGCCGAAATAGCCATTGACAGGCGATCTCGTGCTGTTGACAAGACATCCGAGTCGCTCTTAAGTGGTTTGCCACCCAGTGCGACGTTGCCAACAGCGTTAATCCCGGTGTAATCAGCCATTACTTTTTTTTGGCAGTCTTTGCAGACTCTTTGAAGGCTTTAGCTGTGGGCGCGCCCGGTTTACCAACAGCGCGCATTTTCTCGCCAGAGCCTTCAGCAATTCTTTCACGTTTTGCATGAATATTGGCATATAAGCCGGGTTTTTTCATTTATGCACCCATCCAAGATCCAGACATTGATTCACGATTCATCGTAATAGTACGGGGCCGTTCGACGTACTCACGGTGCGCTACAGGATAGGCAAAGGTCACCGCCAGCGCGTCTGCTGCGTCGGGGGATGCCAACCCTCTAGACTTCATCTCTTTCTTGCCTTCCAGAAAGATCGTACCCGCTGAGTTGGGCTTTTTCATTGGCCCAACCAGATCATCCTTGAGCATCTTGTCTTGCGGGATGCTGGCGGTCTTTAACCACTCGCGCATCGCGCCCCACATCTCAGCCCGCTTGTTGCCCCACATTACGGGGTTCTTGGCTTTCCAACCAAAGTTCACCCCTCGCACCTTATACCGTTGCTCTGTTAGCCTGTCAAGTATACCGTAGCCCAAGCCGCCTTCGTCTATTACAGTCAGCGTCGGTTTGTATTCATCAATCGCGTCAATCACACGACCGACAATTGACATCGTATCCTCACCCTTGTACCGCTTGATCGCCACGATGTCACGCCCGCGCCTGACGACAATGACAGTTGAGTCCAGACCGCCGCGCGCAGGGTCGACCCCTATTACTATAGGCGCGGTCTCGTCCTTGTACTTAGGCCGCTTAAATGCGTCCTCGACAATCATCGGCGAGATGAACTGATCCTCACCCGCGCTCGGGAAGTCGCCGTACACCTCAACGCGCGCCTGGATCGAATCCTCGCCGTACTCCGCGATGATCTGCTCGTAGACTTGTTTGTCCGTCCCCTCAACCGTGCGCGCATCTATCTGGCGCGTCTGCCAAAAGTCACGCTTACTATTAAACGTCTCAAAGAAGTACCCGCTGTTGCGTCGTGGGTTGCTAAACGCAAACCAGTAGCGGTCCAGAATGTTTTCTGTAAAGAATCCAGCCCCCACCGCCCAAATCGCGTCAGCGATACCAGACGCCTCGTCAAAGATCAGCATCATTCCGTCGTGGTTATGTACACCAGCGTAAGCGTCTGGGTTTTCTTCTGACCAGAGCTTGCCTTCCGCTGCCCAGTAACGCGTACCCTTCTTCAAATCCCGCTCGACCAGTTCGGTCAGCCATTGCGCCGGTACGATCTTAGTCGCACTGACCTCCCACCAATGGGAGTTGATAATCATCGCTTGCCACTTGGTCAGTTCGCCCCAAGTGACGGAGCGCAACTGCGCCTCGCTGTTGGCACTCACAATAACCGTCGAGCCGATCCGCGTGGACAACATCCACAAGATCAGCCAGCTAACTAACGCAGACTTACCAATACCCCGTCCGCTGGACACCGCTTCGCGTAGCGTGTCCATGTTGACCTTACCCTCGTTGACTTTGATGTGCTTGGTAATGTCACGCAGTATCTCGCGCTGCCACTTGCGCGGCCCGCTAAACTTAGCTAACGGTGTGTTGGGTTGACCCCAAGGAAACGCGAACAGTACAAACGCTTCAGGATCGTTCGCTATTGCGGGTGACCACAACCGCGTCATCAACGTCTGCTCTTCGGCTGATGTATAGATCGTTTTTTGCATTCTCTAGCACTCTGGTTTGCGCGGCTTCTAGCGCCTGTGTGATGCTGATCCGCTGATACACATCAACACTAACTTCTTGCTTGGCCGTCCACTCGTGCCGGTGGCGCAGGATCTCTAACGCGGCTTTAGCGTCGCCACCTAACGCCGCACTATTGAGAACCTGCGAAATCTCACGTTCGTTATCCGCGCGGCCTTTTTGTTCTGCCATTTCCGCTAACGGATCTAGCTGACACAGTTGCCGGTACTCAGCGGGCAGCATACCAGCCGCCAGCGCCAATGAGTCACCTTTTAGACCTAACTTCGCCGCGTCATAGATTGACTGAAGACGCGCCTCTGTTGCCTGAACATTTCTGACAGTTAGTGGCAAAGATTTGAACATGGCTGAAGTGTAACAAAAAAAATTTAAAAAATGTTTGCGGGGGGTGCGTTTACGTGACCGGCCCGGCCGCCGGCCCTACCCGGCCCCTTCGTGTGCCCGCTGTTTTGCCATGGGCACAATGGCCGGTGCGGCCGTGCGCCCCCGATGTGCACCCGATGTGCACCCCCGATGTGTACCCACTTGTACCCACATGTGAGCGTCTTAAAAAACCGTTATAAAGTGGAGTGGTATGTACCCGCATGTGAGCGGCCTACAAAAGTCGTACTATTTTTTAGTGTGTGAGCGTGTACCCACTTGTGAGCGGTTTTTGACCGGGTAAAAAATTCGCGCTGGGAAAACGCGCGCGGATTTGGTGGCCGTCGCACGGCAAAATTCCCCTATATATAAAATTCAACTTTTTTCAAAAGTTATATAGCTCACACACGGGTACACCCCTCAAACCCGCGCCGTTACGCCATTTTGTGTGGACACTTGCCCCTCAAAAAACGCTCACAAAACGCTAACAAAGTGTCCACACTCTCAAATTAGGGTTTCCCCTAGTCATAAACTTGTTGACAAGCGTGATTCGCGCGCGTAAAGTTCACTCATGCGCTGCACTTCGCGGCGCACTAACAGAGGGCACACAAAATGAACAAGTCAGAACTTCGCGAGATCGTGTTCGTGATTCAGTACCACAAGCTTGGAATGCGTGACACGGCCGCGCGCGCATTGTCCGCGCTGATCCGCGCGGCGCGCACCAAACGCTCGTCGGCCGCGCTGTGGGAATACGCCACAATGCTCAACCTCGACACTCACCCCGACTTCATCGTCTAACATCAAACGGCGCGCCACACGGCGCGCCAACCAGGAGAACCGAAAATGCTTTACATGACCGAACAACGCGCGATTGAGACCGCCGCCGTTAACAACGCGGGCGACGATTGGATTTACACGATTGAACAACGCGGCGAGTACTACGTGATCGCCGTACACGACGAGGAAGGCATCCTCGTCGGTTACCTCTAAAATTTCAGCTAATGCGCCCGACGCGGGCGCATTGGCGGGCGTTTTGTCCGGTAACACTTCACTAACCTACGGAGAACACACAATGGCAACACTCTCAAAACACGGTACTGAAATCGGGCGCTTGGTTTACGTCGATTACGTGAAATCGTACCGTTCGGATGGTACGGTTTTGAAAAATCACGGGTTCGGATGGAAGATGGCCGGTAAAGTTAAACCGGGCGCGGATATTGTCGACGTTTACCAAAAAGCTGTCGAACATCAGCGCGACTTCCTCGCAAAGTATCCCGCTCATGCGGCCTATCGCAAAATGCTTCACTCGTTAGCGGGCGTCGGGAAAGCGTGGAAACTTCACGCTTGCGTTCAGCTTATGCATGATGACGTCGACGGCGTATGGTCCGAATGTTGCGACGGGTACAGTGACAATGTTCACGCTGACGTCGACGAAATTGCAAAATTGTGTCGACTCTATGAGGATTCACGACGCGAGCGCGAAACTGTAGCGGCCTAAAATTTCAGCCCATGCGCGCGCTACCATGCGCGCATTGGCGGGCGTTTTGTCCGATCACACTAACCTAAGGTGCACTCAATGAAAATCAACGTCAAACTTTCAGCGCTGCGCGCAATTTCACAATTCAGCGCTGATCAGGATATTCGCTACTATCTGAACACGGTTCGGATCGAAGCTGACAAGGACCGCACGATCTTAACCGCGACGGACGGCCATTGCCTGGGAATCCATCGCACGCTGCGCGCTGAAAATGAATGCGACAAGGTGACGATTCTATTGCCGTTCGACGTCATCAAAATGCTCAAGCCCGCGAAAAATAAACTTGACGCGGCCGTTATTGAAACTGACGACGGGTTGAAGGGTACGATTAGCGTCGTTGGCGGAGCGACGATCGGATGGACGGCCGTCGACGGCAAGTTTCCCGATATTCCGCGCGTTATTCCGCAAAAGTGTTCGGGTGAAGTCGCTCAGATAAACCCGGCCGTACTCGCAAAGTTTGCGGCCGCTAACAAGTTATTTGGGAAAACATGGGCGCCTAAAATTTGGCATAACGGCACGTCATGCGCGGCCGTTACGCTTCAGGAACCCGACTTTTTTGGATGCCTGATGCCCTATCGTGATCCGGAAGGGTTAACCGGCTACGTTGCACCCGCCTGGACACTCGAAACATTTTGAGGAAAGCACATCATGGAAAAATTCAACGGCTGGACCAACTATTCAACGTGGCGCGTCAATCTTGAGATGTTCGACGGCTACGAAGGCACTCTCAGCGCCGATACGGCGCGCGAGATCGTCGAGGAGTACATCGAAGGATCGAGCGTCGAGGGCTTGGCGCGCGACTACGCACTCGCGTTTATCGCGGACGTCAATTGGCACGAAATTGCCGCCCATTATCAGGAGGAGGTCGAGGTATGAAACTCGAAACCTATGCGACGGCCGCGCTAATCGGTTGGGTTATCGTGTGCAGCGTCATCCTATCCGACGCGATTATCGCGGCGCTGTGTCGTTAGTTATCGCGGCGGTCATTGCCGCGATCCTTGTCATCATTCTAGACTTATGAGAACGGCCCCACGGGGCCGTTTTTCATTGCCCCAACTGATAATCGGGTTCTACCATCCGTCGCAACGTCGACGCGCCCGCGGCCGCTAGATCGGGCGCGCAATAAACGTGACGCTTCGATTCAAGCCCACGGGCCGCAACGCGGCCGCAATCAATCCACCCGGCCTCTTTGATCGCCTGTAATAACGCCTGCTGATACAGTTTCAACCCGGCCGGAGCGGATCGCGCTAGATCGTCCAAAACGGCCTGTAACGGCGCCGCGATGACGCCGCGGGTAAACACACCTTTCCGATGCTTCATCAATTCAAGGATATAACTCTCCGCGCCCGACAACGAGTTCTCGGTCATAGTCTGTTTAAATTCCGTCATAGGCGGAGCGGCCCCAGGATTGAACCGGGACACGTCGCGCGCGTGCAACCAAGCAGCTACGGCCGCGCGGCCGCCCGTCCTAAGCCATTGCCAGATTGCGGCCCCATCGGCGTCTGACATACGGCCCACATGGGACCAGATACAGAACCAGCGGCGATCTTGCGCGCTGATCGATATAGGCAATAGGTCATTAGAAAATGCCAGCACAAAGCCCCGATTAGCCATCATATAGGGGTGAAGTCCCTTCCGATTCACGGCCAGCACCTCGGGCGGAGCCGCAATGATAGGTTTGAGTTTATTGGCCAGGACGCGCCTATCGGCCGCAAGCGCCTCTTTTAGCTCGTTGATTACTAAAATCTCAGACTCTAGTTGATAACCCCATTGGGACGTGAGCGACTCATTGTCGACCAAGCCCAGATTATGCTTATTGTCCCCGCAAACCGCCCAGATGAACGGGTCATACATCGTATCTTTACCCGATCCTTCGTCCGACGCATGAAGGATCGCGTGGTTGATCTTGACGCGCGGGTTCTGCACTTTATAAGCCATAACGTCCCATATATGATCTAGCTCTGACTGCACCGGGACTAGTTTGCGACAATGGTCGATCCACGCTTGTATCGGCCCCGCCATAGGCGTCGGCCGCGCGTCAACCCAACGGTTCGCATAGGGTAGATTGTCCCTCACGGCTAAGACCGACTCGCCCGCAGCATAGGTCAAGCCCGCCAGGATATGGCCGCCCGCGGCCGTTCGGTTTTCGTCGAACCATAGGGACGGGTTAATAATGCGCGCCTTGCCGCCGTTGTTGTGCAGCGAATGGCACATAATCCCGCGATAAGTCGCGTCGAACGCGCGCCGCGATATAAGCACACGGTCCACTAGGTCGAAATAGGCGTCATCCGACTGGACATACGCGAACCGTTTGAACCAATCGGCCCGCTCTACCCGCGCCCGCTCACGCGCTTCAACCTGGGCGATAACGGCCTTAGCGTCATCGGTGAACATCTCAGTAGGCGTCAATTTAGACAACGCGCCACCCATCACGGACGCGAGAAGCTCGTCGCGTAGGCCATAGGTCCGCTTAGGGCCGCCCTGCTCTTCAACCCATGCAAGGAACCGTGCGGAGTCCCACTCAACGCAATGCGAGTGCAGACAGCAATAGGCCCGCGAAGCGGGCATATAGCGGCCCTCTGGATTGCCGTCTGAGTGTTCCGCATGGTTAGGGCATATCACGCCCCACCAGCCCGCAGAATTGCCGCCTTGCGTGACTTCCTTGCGCTCGACAAGCCACGCTAAAACGTCATCCGACCCGTCGTCCTTTAGAACGCCGGGGCGAAATGTCGTCGTCTCGACCGCGCCGGGGACGACCGACAGAGCGCCGCATATCTCTTCAAGACTGAACTCGCGCGACGGGTTGAACTCGACCAAACGCGCGGCGAAGCGCCCGCGTCCGGGCTTTAGATTGATAGACCCCGGAATGCGTATATTGCGGACCGGGTTGATAGCGCCGGGGTCCGTATAGCCCGCCGCCGCTATGGCCTTGATAGCCGCGCTATAAACCGACTTGTGCGGCTGATCGTCTAGCCGAAATACGTAGCACCATTGAAAGTTTTCCTTCGACGTTTCAATGATCCACGTAGGTCTGATCGTCGGCGTCTTAGACTTCGTACCGACGTCATCTAAAACCAAGCACCACACGTTCTCACAGAACGCGGCCCCCGCCGACACTCTTTGACCGTCGAAGCGCGACTCAATAAACGAGCCGATATTGACGTACCAAGCGCCTTCACCGCGCGGCTTGCGAAACGCAGGGTAAGCGTAACCGCCCTCACGCTCGACTTGTTTCGTAAATAGTACAACCTCGCCCTCGGGCGCGAGGGCTATGATATGATCCACGAGTTCCATGTGCTCTCCTCAGTTGATCCCGCCCTTCCCGGCGGGATTTTTTTGTCCGGCTATTTGCCGTAACGGGTCATCTGCTTAACTTCTGCCTTCAGGGGCAAACCTACCGCCCACGGTGGCGACGTACACATGACGCGGCGTAATACGTCGGGGTCTCCGTCCTCTAGGACGATCTCGTCGTGTACGTGAAGCACTACGTTATCTAGCTGGCGTAGCGCGTGGCGCAGCACATCATTGGCGACTGCTTGCGTAATGTTCTCGCAAGCCAAGCCTTTCCATAGTCGAGCGCGCGGCCATTCTTTAGCGTCAGCGGCGGGCTTCCAAGCGGCTTTACAGTATGAAATGCCATCTTCTTCCAGTTTTGCAAACGGGTAACACAGAACGCGGCCCGAAGGAAGAATGTACCAGAGATGCTGCCGGTCGAATAGATAAGTCACCCGACCCGCGCTGAACTCCGCGTTCGGCGTGTGCATAGCTGATGTATAGGCCCGCTCAAGCTCTGACCAGAACCGCACGGCCCATTGGTTAGACCGTCGCCAAGCGTCTACCATGCGCTTGGCATCGGCTTCGGGTAAGTGAATACCGTAGGCGCGGCCCATAGCGGCGAACGCGCCTACGCCCCCGGCGTACCCGCACGATAGTTCCTGAACCTTGCCGATCTGACGCTGATCGTCGGTCACTTGATCGACTGAACACCCGAAGGTCGCAGCGGCGTTGATCTTATAGATGTCTTGGTCGAACTGCTTGAGCTTCTCCTCGCCCATGCCCGACAGCCACGGATTGACGCGCGCCTCGATAGCCGACCAGTCAGCGACTACGAAATTACCAATAAGCGCGGGTCGGAGCATCCCTTTGAGCACATCTGTAACTCTTCGTCCGTGAAGAGGGACAATTGCTCGACCGGCAGCCATGTCGTCTCGGACGGCGGCAGGGTCTCTGGCGGTCTTGCGAGTGAAATTGTGAACTTGTGCTCCGTAACTTGAAGCACGCCCAGTAGCGGACCCCCCAGCAAATACAAATGCACCCCGTACCCTGTC